CGGTTTCGGAAATCGGCCGCCCGCTTTTCCGGTCCGCATAACAACGCCCATCCCGCCCGTATGAATGACGTTTGCAATGTTCGCATTGTTCCCGGGTCATATCAAATTTGGTGTTGTCTTTTTCCCGCCCACCTGTTCGGCCAATTCTTGAACCCGTGCGGACGTGGGTTCATCGTTCGGAATGATTATTTGCGCCGTCTTTTCCCAACAGTCAAACAAATGGTATTCCGGGCGCGGGTCCGCGTTCATCAAATGCAAATGGAACGTTTCGGGACCCAATGGCCCTTCGAACGTGAACGCCAAAACGCGGCAATCCTCAAACCGGATTCCGGCTTTGTCCATAATGGCCCGGTATTGTTCTTTCCGGGCCGTTTTAATGCTTTTCTTGGCCATATTTGTCAATGTACATTTGCACGGCATTACGGGACGCAATCGCGGGCGTTTCCGTGTCCATTATGTACGTTTCACGCGGTTTGTTGTTGTTTTGACCATACCCACGAACCAAACATTGGAACCTGCCGCCGTTCGGAACATCTTTAATGCGGAACACCTCAACAACCAATCCGGCATATCTGTATTTTTGTCCGTTGTTTCCCATCGTTACCAATTGATTAAAACCAAACCCAATACGAATAAAACACCCAATACGGCCATCGGCCAACGTTCTTTGAAATCTTCAAAAATCTTTCTCATAATCAGTAATGTTTATAATATTTTCCGTCATTATAGAAACCGCAAAATCATTCGAAAACCTCTTTACAAAACGGTTCATTGCTTCAAGCAAATCAAAGTCGTTATCAATTTGGTTCGTAAAATCAACAAGTGCGTTTGTATCGAAATATTCGACAACGATTCGCCACCCAAGAAACCAAAACACGTATCGCGGAACACGCCCAATCCCATTATCCAATTTACCCAACATAAACATATCATCCCACAAATCATATTTTGATATAAAACCATAATCGCAAATATCGAATTTTTTACGAAATGTCCTTGACGGAGAACCGCCAAATTGAGTATATGAATAGTCAGTACCACCCAAAACATCGCATCCTATATTTAACGAAATGGGATTTAGATAACATAAGTTATCAATCAAGTTCCGTCCACCCACACCAATATAATTTTTCGTTCCGCCCGGTGCATTGAACGCCATTGCCTTTTTTCTTTTCATCGTATCGCATTTTGTTTGCCGGTTTCCCGGCCCGAATATTATTCGTAACGTTTGAAAAATTCTTTTTGTTCGTCCCAAAAATCCGAATCGCGTTCCGGCATTTGTGGCCCGCCAATTGGTTTTTTTTCATCGTGAAACCAATGGCGAACATCAACCGGCAAATACTTTAATTCTTTGCCGTTTATTGCGCGTTTCGCGTCCGCGATGGACCAATACGCGTGTTCCCGGTCGCCATCAACCACGAAAACAATTTGCATCGGGGATTCCGTGGTTTCTATCCGGTGCCCCTTGTACGCCATTTCGGCGGTAACTGTACCAAATGAATAAGCCATAAAAGAAAAGAAATTAAGCAACGTAAAAACTAACCTTTATACCTCTCCGGAGTTTGCAGACGCACACATCTTCCATACAGTTGAAAGCACGGTCCAAAAGGCGATTTGTCAATTCGATGTCCGCAACCAGGCGGATAAGTCCAGAAACACCAACCAAAGTGTTAATCTTGCTCCCCTCATATACGCCGGAAACCTTGATTTTGTAATTGCGGTTGATTTCGCTGGTTGTGTATTTCAACGTTGCCATAACTGTTGTTGTTTTGTTCCAGGAACCGTCCTGGGCCGTCGGGTTATTTCCTTAACCCGATGCAAAGGTACGACAATAAATTTAATTTCCAAAAGTTTTACTATAATTTTTGCACAAAAAGTTAATTTTTTCATTTCTCGCGTTTAAGGCGTTTTCTTTTCAAAGTTGATAAGTTATACCATCAAAGTGGAGAAAGTGCCTAAAAACGGCCCAAAAATGCGAAATCAGCCCGGGGACGGAAAAACCGGGCCGCATTTCGCAACGGGACCCGGTTAATTGCTGCTCTATGACTTTTCTCAAATCATCAATGGCAAATATAGTGTTTATTTTTCAATTACAACGTATTCCAACCCCTTTATTGAATTATGCGGCGATTTCGAAACGCAATCCAATTGGCGGTTCTTTACTTTGTTGGTCCGCCACAAAAAACCAAGAAACCGTTTATATTGGACCGTTTCAACCAACAACAGGGAATCCCGGTGTTCTAACTTTCCCGTAAAATCGTCCTGCGTCAACACCCCCGTAAAATCAAACCACGCGTCCCCGCAATGGACCGCAACGGCCGGGATGGGTATGGAATCCCGGACAACCACGGTATCGCGTGGAATGGCCCGCAAATCAATGATAGTTTGGGATTGAGTTTTGTTCACGGCAGCCAAATCCCGGTTGCGTTGTTTCAACTCTTTAATTAACGCCGCATCATCGGCCCGGAACCGTTCAAATTCCTTTACGGTCAATTCAAGCGATTGCACCCGGGCGGCGTTCAACGAATCCCGGACCCGGTACGTTTCCACGTCGGACAACAACGTTTCCGTGTTGTTCCGGTATTTGTCCCGTTCGGCGGTCAACCTGTTAATGGTTCGGTCCGCCCATACAACCGAAATGGCCGCCGCAAAAATGACGACGGCCAAGACGGCAAATTTAACCCACGTTTTCATTATTGGGCGGGCGGGATTGAACCTTTGTCGGTCGAATTGTATGCCCATCCGCTTTCCGTATGGTCATAGGAAACGGTTTCGACCGTGGACGCATCGGTGTACGTCAAGCACAAACCGCCGTTTTCGGCGTCTTTGTACGAAACGACGTACAGATGTTTTGCGGTTCCGGTTTTCTTGGCAACCTTTGCGCCGATTTCCAACGCGTCAAGTTGTTCGCCGGTCAACGCCGTAATGTCGTCAACCTCAATCGGGGCGGCCGCGCCCGCAAGGGCGGAAAGGATGGCGGGCAATGCGCCGCCAATGTCAACGGCGGACCCTTGGCCCGCAATCTTGGCGTTAATCAACGCCATAAGTTCGGATTGTGTCATAAGGCAATAACGTTAATGGTTTATGAAAATTATTGTGCATCGTAATAATGCCACATTACATTTGGCGTCTTGGCCGGGTCGTCGTCAACGTGGATGTATGTTTTACCAATCCCGATTCGTCGGAACCCAACGGCCAAACAGGCCATAACAATTTTTAACCGGTTTGAATTTGTGTTGCAACGAATGTCAACCGCGCAACCGGTCGTATGTGCGCCCGTTCCGGAACGCCCCTTGGATTTATCCCATTGCGTGGAACGGTATGCGGAATTAAGGACAAACGGAATACCGGCCATTTCCCGGGCCGCATCCAATTTGTCCATCGTGTGTTGTTTCATATCCTGTAATGAACAGGATGGCGAGCATGCCTTAAATTCCGATTCTTTGAAATGTTTTGCCGTAATCATTGTTCATCGTCTTTTGTTTCGGACGGGGAACCGTCCAAATCGTGGATTTCAACCGTTGTGTCGCCGTGGGTTAACTTTACGCCCAAACCCTCACGGATTGCTTCGCGCACCTCAAACAAAGTTGCAAATGCGAACAATACACCGGCCCCCTTGAAGATGGACGGGTGGATTTCCCCGTATGGCGGCAAGCAAATGGAAACCACGAACATTGCGATTGTCATTGTTAGGCATACCCACAACGCAATTGTTGTGGATATGCTAACACGTTTAGTCATTGCCCGAAATTCACGGACGGTTTGTTGTACCTTTTCCATAAATCAATCAATTAAGGGTTTAAGTGACCGACTTATGCAAGGGCAGTTCCATCCATATTGACCCAAGTTGTGCCGTTCCAAACAATCGGTTTTGAAAGGTCCGTGTCGTAATATGTGAACCCCACGCCAAAAACTTTCGTAAGCACAGTTGGTCTCTTTGCGGTCTCCCCACGTCCGGAACCAAGCACCTGCCAACAAAGTTTCACCCCACCGCCGCTTCTGTCAATATACAGTTGACACCACATCTTAATGTCTGTGTTGTAGAATAGATAACCTTCGTCTCCACCGGTAACGCCAAGGCTATTCATTGCACTTGTGTTACCACGAATCCCCAGGTTGCGCCAGCCCTTGAAGTCATAAAGAACTCCGGAAAGAAGGCTTGTCAAAACCCTTTCATTTGGATTAACTGCAATAAGTCTCACATTACTGTCTAATCCTTGTAAATTCTCGCTCCGTGCGACAACTCCTAAAGGATTAGGTGCATATCGTGTAAGAACAAGCCAGGACACCCCATTCCATGTAGTAATTGAATTGTTCGTTTTCTCGGTCACTTCCGGAATCGTGTCGCCGAATGTTGTTGGGCCATTCAGTAGCATATAGACGGTATTTGCATCCACGCGAACGATACTTCCAATATCGAGAGTCTTTCCCCTCAAATCGTAGGCGGCACCCGCCGTCGCATAGGATTCGTAAACCGCAAAACACTTCTTATCATCGACAACCGGAATCTGCAATCTTAAATTGCCAAGTGAGTAAACATACAGGCTGTTCAAGGAAGGAATTCTTGTTATTGGTATAACAAAATCACTGTCAAGTTCAATCGCTGAAAAAGTCAACCGCGACAAATCTGTCTTTCCCATATCGAACAAGGAAAGGTGCTCAATGACGTGCCTGCGCTGGTAAATCGTGTTATACAATTCGCCGTTGCTTCCAATATAGCGATTGCCCGCTATCGCGACATCCTTTATTCGATTTACTCCCTCTGCATCAATAACAAGGAAACAACCCTTTGAAGGAGAAAGTGTCGTATTGATGATATTTTCTTTCACACTCAAAACATCCATGGTATAATCGCCCATGTTATACAGATAGATGAATCCAAGGTCCGCACCGCTTACGACGGAAAGGATGTCGGTAACACAACGGTTTCCCCGAATATCAACACTTCCCTTAACGCCATACACATAGATGGGTTGTCGCCTATTCCTCGGGATTTCCAAAGGCAAGGTATTAGCAACTATATTGTTGTTCTCTATAATTACATCCTGGCCCACCTCATTAACCATATTGATTCTAACGGCATTGGTTGCAGAAGTCGCGATTACTGTTCCCCCTCCATCTATATACGTGGGGTCAAAGAGGTTCATGTCAAACTTGTTATCTGCAATCCTCACAAACTCGCAAATGCCTTCATCATTGACATATTCATCTCCAGTTGGCCGAACAATAGTGGATTGCTTGACATTCTCAAGCCGGACACCGCCAATGCCAGAGATTACATTTCCGGATATATTTGCCTTTCGAGAATTGAACACAAGTCCAACGCCATTATTTAGTTCGATTTCATTATTTTCAAAAACAACGGAATTGTTATAGAACTGGCCCCACTCACAAGTATCAACTGCACTCGTGCCATATGCACGAATGATATTGTTCCTCGCGACAACATTATACCCGAAGAGATTCACTAATGAACCGGTGTAATAGAAGTCCTCAACGATATTCCAAGAAAAATCAATGTTGGACAACATTAAGTTGACCGGTGTCTTTCCGCCATCCATACTATTCTTGGGCTGATGGAAATGACACCCTGTTACCTTACACCGAGAATCATCAGTAATGAAGGAGCCGCCATTCGGCGAAGGAGTAATCCACAACCACTCCACCCACTTAATATCATAGAATTCGCAATTCTCTACTTCTACATTGAACGCCCCGGTTATCGTCAACGGGCCCTTGTCATTATATTCATTTTCTCCTTCTTCGACCGGATACTTGCCTGCCCGGAACTTGCTAAACTTGCAACTTGTTATTTGAACATTCCGGACATCGTACACCCACAAAAGGGGCTCCGTTGGAACCGTTTGGTTCCGCACCCCAACATTGTTCCCTTCAAATTGAATATTCTTCACAATGCAATTATCACAGTTGCTAATAGCGAGAATGTAGGCCATCGCAGGATGGCCTGGAACAAGAGGAATGGCCGAACGGAATATTGAATACCCGCCATCAATCGTTATATCGTGCGATGATTCAACCCTGCTCATCTTGTATATTCCTTTGGCGAATAGCAAGGTTGAACGGCACACATTAACAAGCGACTGCACGGCTATTGTGACATCATCATTACCAGTCTTACCCATAGCATACACATCGCTTTGCAACAAAGAGTTGCCACAGGTTCCGGTCAATAATAAATCAATGCCAAGGCCATTTTTCCCAAGTAGGAACGTATCCGAGAGAGCAAGAGTGCCGTTACTCAAACGACCGCCCACAAAGTTCAGTACACACCCGGCGGGGATATTTACAGTCGCACCGTTCAAATCGAAATTGTAACGAACCTCATAAATGGTGTTGACCAATGTTACTTGTTCGGCAAAAGTCTTTCCCCTGCGAAGTATCACATATCCAAGGCCGTTCAAACTATTCCGATTGGCAAACTTCAAGAGGTCGTTTACTGATGTCAAATCTTCCTCATCCGGCGCGTTCACAACATCGCCATCAATAATGATAGGTCGATATTGTTCGATTATGTTCCGGATGGTCTGCTCAAAATCGGCCATTTCCTGTTGGCTGATTTCATACATTTCGAACACATCATTAACCGATTCAACCAAGTTGTCTTTGTCCTCGGTTCTCAACTCGGCAAGGTTTCCTATATCTTGAATTGCTTTTTGTAAGGATTCACTTCCCGGAATCGGAACCGATGATTTCGACCAAGAACCGTTATACTTCAATATCGTGAACTCGCCTTCTCCGGCGACTATTCCACCAAAATTCCGGTACACCCCCGCCACTGCCGCGAAGTAGAACACATTGGGGTCGGGGATTCCTGGGTCCATTCCCGGGGTCGCAACCCCAATAAACTGAAAGCCGGCCCCAAGCGAGTTAATCATTGACAAAAGGGCCTGTTGCAATAATGCGCCGGTTATTTCGTTGTTCCCGTTCTGTTTTACAACGTCCGCAATGGTGGATTTCAAAGTATTATAATTTGCCATAATTATTGTTGGTTGTTAAAATCGTTATTGAAATCGTTATTGAAATCGCCGCCGGTCGGTTGGATATATCCACGGCCGATTTTCTTGGCCACGGTCGCCGTGTCAAATTCGGCTTCCACGGCGGCCACGTCGCCATTATCTTCCCAATCGGGCGTGATTAAGAACGTGTCAAGATTGTACGTTTGGCCGTTTTTTTCAATATGCGCATAATCGGCCATTCGGATAAACCGCATTACATCCAATAGGTATTCGGACGCAAGAAACGAAAACCGGTAATGTTTTTCGGAAATCTGTTTAATCGGAAAAAAGTAACCATCCCGGGTTTCGCCCTCTTCTTCAAACGGGTATTCCGGTTTGGCAATGTCGGCTTGCAAATACAACACATTGCGGAATTGCGTACCGCCCGCATATTTGTAAACAATCGTTCCGGCGTCCATCGTGAAATCCTCATTGTCCCACCAAACGATTTTCAAATATGGTTCAATGTCATTCACGACCGTGAACATTTCTGAATACCACGTTTGGGTTCCGTCCGAAATCGTGGCGTAATATTGGCCATTGTCAAATTGTGTAAACACGGGCGTTTGGCCGCCAAAAACGATTACATCATACCCAAGCGACGCAAATGGTTTAATGGTAATTCCGGCGTCTTGGATTGCTTGCGTAAAGTCCCCAACCAACACGCCCGTTTTTGTATAGACCTGGAACGACGCAATGGTTGTTCCGTCCCGATGGTTGCGCAAGATTTGGAACGGCAACATAAACATTGCCGGTGTAAACAACGGGTAAATCCTGTTGTAAACCCACCATTTCCTGGCGTTTTGTTGCTCAATGGATGTGTACCACGGCAATACGGACAAATTGTTATTCGGTATCATACTTTAACGTCGTGTTTGCGTTCCTTGACGACAAATTTACGGACATTTTTTGAATTGTTCCGTTGCCAAGTCCCGTTTTAATTAAATTGAACATATCCGGTTCCGTCAAGACCGGGAATTTGATGGTCTGCGTCTTTAATTTCTTAATCCCCAAAGATTCGTATTCAATGCCGTTAATCGCATATCTTTTTGCCGGCATATCGTAACGATAGTAATTTTGAAGGAATATAAATGCGGCCCACGCATTTTGCAAAATGTGGTTGGAATTATTTATGCTAAAATTCACATACGGCAATTTATATCCAGCGTCAAGCGCTTCAAATGTTATCGTAACCGCCTGTCCTAAAATAGTTGGATGGCCATAGATATAGCCGCCGTCCGCGTTTGTCGGTGCTTCAAACTCATACGGCACATTGTCGTTGAGTACGAGAAATTCCGTCCCCGCCCTCTCAAAGAAAAACACGACCGGTTGTCCATTGGGAACATTTGCCGTAAGACGGTATTTGCGCCCCTGCACAAAGTTGAAAACCCCATCGCCGATATGCACGTACCCAAAATCTTGCGACACATTAACCGATTCAGTTGCGGTTTCTGCATAACTCTTTCCGGCCATCAATACGAATCCGTCTTTTGATATTGCGCTTGGATTCAACAAAATATAGTCAACATCCGACGTAAATTGCGAAACCTCAATTTGTTCAATACTATCCGGATTCACGTATTTGGAAAGAATATCAATAGGGAATCCCTCAAAATAGTCTGTCACATCGTCCATCCATCCAAATTGATACCGGGATGCCATTTCGGGTTTGTCGAATTGATATTGGTTCCGCGCATACGCCCACGGTTTTCCGTTTCTCGCAACCTTTAATGCGGTCAAATTCATTCCAATTTTAGGAAAATCCGGTGTTCCGGGATATGCCCCGCCGTTCATAAAATACGAAATGTGTTCGATGCGAAATTTGTTATTCCCATCAATAAACCAATAACAACGGAAGCAATCGCGCAACATATCCAAAACCCGCTTTAATGTAATCGGGGCTTTTTGTGCCGGTTGGTCATAACCCGCCGCAATCAAATTCGATTTCGGTGCGATAAACAATCGTTGGTTAATACGCGGGAAAAACGGGTTTACATCATACAAAAAACGAGAATAATCGTTTGTCCCGGAATGGGTAATGCCTGGCGCAATTTGCCCCAATAAAACCGAAATAACGGACCAAATCGGATATGCGTCTTTCAACGTGTATTCCTTGCGCCAAGATTGTTCCAATTGCCAATCCATCAAGTCGAACACAAACCACATTGAAACGCGGCCCCACGCCGCCCGGGCAATCGGGTAAGATTCGTTTACACCCGAAGATGGTGAAACAAACATTTCATAATATTGTCCGGGTTGATATATTCCCCACTTTGTCGGTGTTGTGCTTAATTGCGTACTTACTTGAATTGTGCTTGGGGAATAATACCCAATAACCCGGGAATAATTACGGTTGTTTTCCACCAAATCATCATCCGGAATTTTGTGCGTGTCAACCTCCAGTGCGCGCTCAACGTCTGTAATGTAACGAGCGTAAACATTGCGCGTTACAATGTCAAGTGTAACATTTCCTGTTGCTTGTTCACCGGAAACGGGGTAAAGCGTAACAGTATAGACTCCTTCTAAATCAACGGGGACATTACTATTTGTCCATTGTGCTATTCCCGTAGTAGCATCGTATATCGCAATTGCATCCGTTGTTCCGCCATAGACACGACGATATATGAAGTTACCAACCGTAAAATCGAAATATTTTCCGTCGTCCGACAAAACATTTTCCGGCAATTGCGGGGCCATATCGCCAGAAATTTGAATATACGTATAGGATTTATTCAACGCAAAAAAATACTTATGCGTCAATGCCGGGTAATCGTCCCCGTCAATATTAACCGTGTCAGTTTCTTCCACGGCTTCGCACTCCTGTTCCCACCACATACCGGAAAGAAAACAACCGATAACAGTTTGGCCGGGAACATACACTTGAATCATTGGCCGCTTATCCATTGAAACCGGTTGCATTACCGGGGCCAATTCAATCAAATTGTATTCCTTTTCCATACCGGCCAAAACCGCATTGTAACGGTCGTTTACGTTCGGCGTTACAATCGCGGTTTGGTCGTCCTCATTAAATTCGCAATCAGTTTTCCAAAATTGCCCGGACCAATAGACGGCCCACGTTTGGCCGCCATCGTATGAAATGGATATTACAACGTCAAATTGCGTGTCAAACGCCTTTGATTGAATAAACAAGTAATCGTCTTTTTGGAACGTCAATTTGCCGGACAATTTTCCCCGGTAAAATTCTTGGTTCTGTTCCAACGCGTAATCAATCGCCAAATCGTCCTTATACACGGGGAACGCTTGGCGGGTATCATTTCCGGCTGAAAGTTGAAATTTATAAATCGGGTTCATCTTGTTAATTCTTGTAAATCTTGCGGGTCAAATTCTTGTACCGAATAACGGTGTTTCCTTGGCCGTCCACGTATTGGGTGCGGTCGCCCTGTTCGCGGATTGCGGCAACGTCCTTTTCAAGCCCCGAAACGTCCGTATTCACGCCACCAACCAATCCGATGGCATAACCGCCCATTACGGCGTTTGCGCGTTGGTATTTGTCCGCAAATGTGCCATCGTTGAATGAATTTATTACATCCGGAATCAAATGGCCGTAACGGCGGGAATTGCGCTTGTTAATGACGGCAAAATATTCGCCGCCCTCTGCCCGGCGTCTGGTTCCATCCGGCTTTGTTCCCAAGTCAATGTCGTTTCCGCTTGCGTGGGAACCGCCTTGCAACAATTCAACCGTCCCTTGGCCGTACTGTTCCGTTTGCCCGGCAACTTGGGCGGCCTTAACCTTGGCCAATGCAAAGGAACCCCACATTGTTACCAATGCTGCGGCGGCCAATGCCGGTCCGACAACAGGAACACCGGACAACGACGACCAAATATTGGCCGATGCAGTAATAAGGGATGATGCTTGCGTAATGGTATCAATGGCCAATTGGGCCTTTTGGGCCTTTTGCTTTTCCTTTGTAGCCGCATCTTGGTTTTTCTTGGCTAATTCCAATTCCTTTTGCGCCGTCGCTACCTCATTGGCATACCCGGCGTTTCGGGCTTCAATTTCTGCGTCCAAAGTCTTTTGCGCCGCATCCACCTGGGCGTTGGCCGCGTTCAATGCCGCATCGGCGGCGGCGTTCCAAGAATCAACGATTGACGCAATGGATTCTTTTACGGAATCAATGGCCGTGTTCAATGCGCTTTGTTGGTCGCCGTCCAAACCAATTCCCATAAGTTCATACAGGTTGTTATATGGCAATTTCTTGGTTTCCTTTTCAATGGCGGAAATGGTGTTTTGGATGGTCTTGCGTTCGGTTTCGGTCATTTTGTAACCGGCGGCCGCATCCAATTCCAATATCTTTTGCAACCGTTCCCGCTCCATCTGCAATTGAAATTCGGTTTTTTGACGTTCGTTTGCATCCAACAAAGCAAATTCCGACGCGGCCAATTCCTGTTGCGCATCCAACAACATCAACGCACGCTTTGACGTTAATTCGGTCGTTTGCTTCAATATGATGGCGTACCATTTCTTGTTAATATCCGCTTCATTTTGGCGGACATCGACGGCCAATTGGGCGTTTTGTGCCAATTCAATGTCACGTTGCTTTTTCAACAACTCAATGGACAAATCAACCTGTTCTTGTGACCCGTCACGCGTGGCGTCCAATTGCAATTGAATCCTGGCCGCATCGGCGTTCAATTGGTCAACGGTTATTTGCTCGTTCAATTTTGCAAGTTCCTTGCGGTATTGGTCGCCCAAAAGTACCAATTGGTTGTACATTTCCGCAATTTCGGTTTCGGTCAAATCCCGTTGCGTGGCAATGGCGGTCGTTAAATCCTCAATTTGGCGTTCATATCCAACACGCAATACGGTACGTTCCTTTTCGGCCCCGTCGGCCATCAACGCAATTTCCACGTCTTGGGTTTCACGGCGGGCGGCCAAATCCCGGGCGGCAAAAGCGTTTTGCAAATCTTGCAAATCTTGGTTGTATTTTTCTTGAATGGCTTTTATTTGGTCATTCAAAGCCCGTCGGGCCTTTACGGTCAAATTGGTTTCAGTCTTTAACCTATTTTGAATGTCTTGGATTTGGCGTTGGGCGTTCGCTTTCAGTTGGGCGGATTCGCGCTTGTAAGAATCGTTTATTAACGCAATGCGGGCGTCTTGCGACGAACGCAACACGTCCATTTCAGTCTTGGCAATATCTTGGGATTCCTTACGGCGTTGGGCCAATTGTACGGCGCGGTCCGTGGAAAGTTGTGCGCCCTCTGTTTGCAAGTCAACGGCGATTTGAACGGAACGTCCGTAATTGTCAATTTGGCCTTGGACGGCTTCAATTGCCTTGTCTATCTTGGTGTTCTCAACCTTTCCGTCCAAGTCAACATCAATGCGCAAACGATTCTTTCCGGCGGCCTGGGCCTTTTGCAATTCCAAAAGCGTTTTTTGCAATTGCTCAACCTTGGCGCGGTTCGCTTCCAATCCGGCAACTTGTTCGCCGTATATTTCCATTTGTTTGTCGTGGGCCTTGACGCGTTCGTTGTAAATTTCATCTTCCAATTTCCGGGTTTCGGATATGGACGCGTTGCGGGCCTTGGCAACATCCAATTCGTTTTGCAACGTTTGGATTCGTTCGTTATTGGCCCTGGTTTCCGATGCGGCCAATTGTTCCATATAATCCAATTGGGCGGCCAACGCTTTGTTCAACTTGGTTTGTTCCTTGGCGGCTCTGTTGGCACCGGCGGAAAACGCAATCAATGCGCCAACAACGGTTATCAACGCAATTGCCAACAGAACATACGGGTTTGCTGCGGCAACGGCGTTGAATATGCGTTGCGCAACGGTTGCCCCGACCGTGGCTGCGGTGTTCTTGGCCTTCGCCGCCGTATCCAATTGTTCGGCCTTGGTTGCCGCCTTGGTTTGCAATATGCGAATCCCGGTCATTAAATTGGATTCCTTTTGCAATGCATTTTGAACGGCAGTCAATCCGGAAACAATACCAACTGCCGCGCCCAAATTCTTTTGTGCATCCGTTGCGGTTTCCGATGTTTGGCCCATCAACGCCATTGTTCCGGTAACGGCGGACATTCCGCCCGATGCGGCAGACGCTGCGCCCATCGTCGCATCCAATTCGGCCGTGTCGGACGACATATTTTTAACCTCTGTTTGGGCGTCGGCCATTGCGTCCTTTAATTCGGCGGCCCTGGCGGCCATCGTTTGGTATTCTTCCGAATTGGTTTCGCCTTGGGTTTTTAACAACGCCATTTGTTGAATCAACGACGTTAATTCCATTTTCAAACCCTTGGCCGCATCGGCATAATTACCCACGTTCAACGTGTGTTTTCCGGTCGCTTCCTGTAACCGCTTCATTTCCTCATAAATGGCGGCGGTTTCCTGTTCCAATGCGCGGCCCGCTTCCGTCCCGGAACGTTCGGCGGCGGACATTTCGTTAAGACGAATTTTGTTCAATCGGTATTGGGCGGACAATCTGTTATATGAACCCTCAACCGACGTATTTATTTGGGTAATCAGTTTGTCAATTTGGGCCGATTCCTTTTTGGCGGCGGCGGCTTCCGCAAACGCTTGGGTCGCTTTCCATTGGGCGGTCGTGACGTCACGATATTCGGCAACCAATTTGTCGGATTGTTCGGTTGCCAATTGGATGGCCTTGCGTTGTTCTTCGCTTGCGCCGGATACGTTTTGCATACCCTTGGCAATTTCGGCGGCCGCGCCCTGTATTTTTTGTTTTGCCCCGTCGTACTTGGTAATCAATTCGTCCAATTGGTCCATCAAATTGGTTATCGAATCGTCCGGCGTAATCAAATCGCGGTAATAAATTGGGTTCGGATTGTCCATAATAGTTATTTTCGTTAAAAATCCGTTTTAACGGCGTTTTGTTTCTCAAATGATAAATTACACATCCCGGCCTGTTATCGCTTAAATTTGGCCCGTTTTTGTGCCTTTTCCGCCTGTTTCGCCCTTTCCTTGACAAAATCGAACGCGTTGTAAAATTCCAAAACAGTATATTTCTTGGGTTCGACGTGCAATTGTTCCGACAAAACCAAACAAAGGTTTTCAAATTGTCGTTCAAACTGTATTTCCACGCCGTCGGAACCGGTAAACATTTTCGGGTTGGAATAGGTAATTAACGCCGTCGTCAATTTATCCACGATTTCCGCACCCGCCGGGTCGTCAATACCCGCCACAATCCCGTTCAAGATTTCCAACGTTCGCTTGCGCAAAATGTCGTAATATTCTTTCACGTCCGAATCGTTGAAAAGGGCCGGGAAATACAATGTTAATTCCCCGTCAATTTTTTTTTTGACCGCTTCCAATTGGGCGGTCAATTCGCTTTCGGGAACATCGTTCAACTTTTCCGTAATGGCGGCCAACGCATCGTCCCCAATGTCGGTGCAATCTTGGCCATCAATCTTTGTTACCAATGCGGCAAACGCCCGGTGTTTTGGATTGACGCCCGATTGAATCAAAAACACGCATTGGCGCATATTTTCCAATTCCTGTTGTGCCTGTTCGGGTTTCCCGGCCATAAGGAACCGGCGCGTTTTTTCAATGCGTTGGTCGAACGCGGCAATGTCGGAACCAATGCCCGCATCAACCAACAACAACTTTTGGTATTTGTGAAAACGCACAATCGGCAATTCTTCGATTGTGTCGTAAAATTCCACGGTGTGTTTTCCAATCTTTGCCGTTACCATAATTCCCGGGTTATCAGCGTTGAACAAATCGGCGCGGCCAACAATATCCAATGGCCGGTTGCCACGCACAAAGTTAGCGAAATAATGACGCAAACCCACCACGAACAACAGAATTTGCAATTAAACAGTTGTTCGAAAAAGTCATTTGGCGCGTGGACCTGTAACCATTCCAACCATTGCCATTTTGCGGCCAATGCCAACAGGAACGCGGCCGCCAATGCGACGACCGCAACCCAACATACAAATTCAGTTATTCCACACATAATTCGGCAAATTCCAAAAGCCCGTCGAACCGGAACCCGGCGAACGGGTGCATTAAAAATTGGTTGTCAATTTCGGTCAACGTATAACCCCGGTAAATATTTTCGCAACGTTCGTATATGCGGTTGATGGCAATACGGCCGTCGCTTAAATGCCAACCGGCCCGGCCATTCAAGACGCGCAAAATTTCGGCTTTCAACTGTTCCGTGTTGCGGTTGTCCGGGACGTCGTAAACCCTGGTCAAGTCAAACCAAACAATCAGTCCGAACGGGGCTTTTATTTCACGCGCCCACGGCCCGGCGTCAATGGTTTGTGGGTCCTCAATTTCAAAGAACGAAAAATTACCAATCTTGGAATCCGGGGAAACCTCTAAATAATCATTCGGCCCGTGGCCGTTCCATCCGCCGCAATACACGTTCGGGGTAATTATGCGTTTCCCGTTCAACATCTTTGTAAGACGTTGGGAACGGCCAAACGCCACGTCCAACCACGGGATATTTTCAACCAATCCGGTTTGAATTTCGCCAATGATGCGGTCCAACATTACCGGGTTTTGGATTATGGGTGCGTTGTTAGTTGCCATAAAGTCGTGTTCTTAATTCTTCCATCAATTCGTTGTATGCGCCACGTTCGACAAATACGACCATCCAATTTGCCATCATTAAACCGAACGTTGAAACGCCGTATTTTGCAATGATTCCTTTGGAATACCCGGTTGTTCCGACGATTCCAACGGCGTCCGCGTCAAATTGTACGCCCAATTCGTCGTGAAAACGGCCATTGATATACAGGTTGGGCGCATCCGGGTTGCGTTGGGCCGAATACGGGTAATTTATGCCCGATTCTTTCCAAGCGGAATAACGTTTGGCCGATTCAACCGTGTAAAAATATCCCGACGGTTTCAAATCTTCGGAATAATACGGGCGTATGTCTTGACCATTGGACGCCAAACCGGCGAACAACTGTTGTTTTTGCAAATCCAAAATGTCGTCCGGGTGTTTAATGACAACGTTACGGACCAATTCGCCGGTCTGTAACCCATCATTAACGCCCGCAACGCGGGTCCGCAAGTCGTTCAATATTCCCATATCCTGTTTTTGGCCGTTTTCCGGCGATTTCCGGGCGTTTCGTTCAAAAGACGTGTAATTTATCATTTCGAACTGGAACGCCCGTTATACGCCATTTCTTGCAAAATTAACTATACCGTGCGATATTTGACGCCGTGGTTGTTGCATTGCAAACAAATCCGGTCCAATCCACGGGTATCCAAAGACAAAGCCCGGTACGCCTGTTTCAGTTCATAACCCAACCCGGTTGCCCGTCCTTGGGGTGCGCCGTCAAGTTCATACAACAGTTCGTCACGTGTGACGTTCACTTGGTTGCGGTTCACGCGAACGTCCGGGTTCATTGCGATTGTGCGCAACACGTTGGCGGCAACCTGTTTTTGTATGACCGTGGCGAATATTTGCCGTTGGGAAATGATGAAATCGGTTAAATCGCAACCAACCGATATTTCAACGTTCATTCCGTAATTCATCGTGTTGGTATAACCGATTTGGCTAATATCGAACATTTCCGGGTATTCGGCAAAGTCCAACGGGGCGTGAATCCCGAACGGGGAAACCTGTAAATACTTGGTCATTTGCCGCCAAGATTCAATCGAACCGCCAAGACACGTTTGGCACGGCTCCACGGACCAATCCTTGGAAACGTTCAACGCCCGCATACCGTCTGGCAAATCGTTTTGGTTATAGCAAAGGAACCACGCGCCGCCGGAATCGTTGCCGTTGCCATCAGTGCCGGGGATATACGGCAAATATATGGGTTCGGCCGGGGTAAACCATTGGAACCCGCCTTTGGTATTCGTAAAGTCCAATTCGATTTCCCGCATTGGTGCAACTTGGGACGAATGGAACAAATACAACTTGACCTTTCCGGTTCCGCCAACCATTTGCAAACCGATTCGTTCAATTTTCGTGGTAACGCCCATCGAACGGACCGGGACGATTTCAAACCCGACAATCTTTCCGGTCGGGTCAATCGTTGCGGCCAATCGTGCGGCCCCGTCAAAGAACGTGCGACGTTCCAACAAATTCTTGGTTTCCTGTTGCAATTGCTTTTCCTGGATGAATTGTTGGACCGCCGTATTGATTCCGTTAATGGTCAAATGCCGAACAAAATCGGAAAGACTGTTATACGGTTCCCAATCGGAATTGTTTTCGTCCGGTTCGGAACCGGCGTTGTCGGCCAATGCAATCCACACAACGCCCTGGTGCTTTACCTTTGCCCCGGCCTTATACGACACATCGTTTTTCCATTGGGGGTATTTGTACAAATAATCGTCCGGCATAATAGCCCGAACATTTGCCAACGTAACAAGCGGGTGCGCACCTTGGAACGTCAACCCGCTTTCACTTTGGCACAACGCATCGTCAATTTGGTTTTGTGGGTTGTAATCTTGCGCCCAGCCACAAACGTTTAACAACGCCGTTTGTATGTCTTGCAATCGTACCATTTTGTTTTCCTGTTCTAAAATGAAAAACGGGGACGGGGTTGTTGTTACCCGTCCCCGCGTTAATGGTTGGTTTTAGTCCGTTCCCGTATTACTGTACGGCTTGGGTATAAACCGGATTGGTTTGGCCGTTCACGACCTCAACGGGCGCGGCAAAAGGATTGGCCGTGCCGGGCGTTGCAACCTCAACTTTGATAATGGGATTGGCAACGGTGGTGGGGTCGGAATTGTACGCAACCAAAAAGGCCACGTCAACGGAAAATCCGAAATACTCTTTGACGTTGCAAACCATATCGGCGGATGCGGCCCCGGCGATTGCGGATTGGTCGCCAACTGCGGTGTAATAGTGGGAACCCACGGGCAAATCAATGTACGGCAAACGTACAACGTCCCATTCGTGGAAATTGGCGCGGGTGCGGCTCAACGCTTCGCGGTCAACACGGGTCAACACGCCAACGTTGCCATCGGCCACAATGTAACCGGTTGCGAACACGCCGGAACCGTTCACAATGTTGTTGGTGTAATGGAACACTTTGTTGTCGTATTCCAAACGCTTGTTGACGTCGTTATAAATGTCGTGTTCGGCCATCTTGCGGACCAAGGAATCGAACCCGGCCCCGCCGATAACGTGCAACATTTCGGGGTATGCGTTGGCCCGCATCATTGCGTTCATATCGGCCAAAAATTCCATTCGTGCGTTCCACGGGATTTGGACGGAATTGGAAACGACGTTGTAATACAACGCATCCTTAAACACTTGGGTTTTGTTCGCTTCCAATGCGGCGATTGCCTGTACATCCATTGCGGTTGCAAGGGCGCGGCAAACCTTTTCCATCTTGCGGGCAAAGTCGTGTTCGTAGGAAATTTCGTTGTTCCTGTACAGTTGGGGAACCATCGTGAATCCAACGGCCAATGTTACCCAATTGACGGTGTACAACGCGGACGTGTTTTCGTCGTCGGCAATGACGCACGAACGGACGTTGGAAACGGTCACGTCGCCATCGTAATTGATAACGGGGATTTGCACGGTGTTGCCAATGGATTCAAAGGCACGGTCGCGCAAGTTGGGGTTGATGATGGAATTGGCGGCGTTGGTTTGCTCAATGAAAAAATCCAATGCGCCGTATTCCAACGGGCGGGCCATATTACGGTCAAATTCCGGATTTTCGACACGCCAATTTTGCAAACGGGTTGCTACAAGTGACATAATGCAAAAGTTTTAATTGTTAATGTTTTTTGCCGGATTGACCCTTTACCCGGTGTTGTTGTTTCTGTTGGTTTAACGAATCGGCAACGCCTTTAACACATCGTGGTTTTCTTTCCACGCGGCAGCCATTGCGTCGTTAAATTCCTTGGACCCGTTGACCAATCCGCGTTCCATCAATTGTTTTGCAATGATTTCGTGGGCTTGGTCTTGGGATGTTGCCCCGGAAATATCCACGGTCTTGGAACCGCAGCCGTTTCCACCTTGGCCGCCTTGGGAACCGGCCCCGGTTTGTTTGCGGCCGTCCTCAATAACACCCATCGTTTTGAGTTCGGCGGTAACAAGTTCGGCGGCCGTGAACGGACGCAAGTTGTTTTCCGGGTTTCGTTTCGGCGTACCGTTTTCCATAAACGCCAATACCTTGCCGCCGTTTCCGTCGTCGATGTATTCGGGGTTCATTCCCTTTACCTTTTCGACGGCCTGTTGTAACAGAACGGACGTAACAGACGCGGGCAAATCGGCCTTGAATTTGATTCCGGCGGTTGCTTTGGCAAATTCGCCGTCAATCTTGGTCATAAACATTGCCTTGGCGTGTTCGGCCTTGGCATTGTCAAATTCGGTTTTCAAATCGCCGTATTGCTTGGTTACGTTTGCCAAATCGGCCTTGGCCTGTTCCAATGCACGTTTGGTTTCCGCATCCGCGCCGCCCTTGGCAATAACCGATTCCAAACGGGTTTTCTCTTTTTCCAATTCGGAAACCTTGGTTTGCAATTCGGCGGCGTTACCCGCTTGGCCTTTGATTTCGCCAATAACACGTTTGGCGTAATCATACGTTTTTTCGGCCCCGTTCTTGGCGATACCGGACGCGGCCAAAATGTCCGCATCCAACCCGCCGTAAATTTCGCCGGTCTTTTGACCAATAACGGCGGTTTCGTCGTTCTTGGACATTTCGACAATAGCGGTTTTCTGGTCATCCGTCAAGCCGGACAACGCGGCGTTGGCGTTTAATAATTCGGTTGTAAGTGCCATAATTCTTTCCCTTTGAATTTTTGGTTAATGTCGTTTTACTTTTCGTTTCGCCCGGGACGATTACTTTTCGGATTCAGTCTTGGCGGGGCGTCCCGGTTTCTTGGCTTCCGCCTGTTCTTTGGTTCCGGCTTGCATCTTGGCAAGTTCCTTGGCCACGGCGGCCGCAACGGCGGCGTCAAACTTTTCTTGTTCGGCCTTGGCCTTGGCTTCCGCCTGTTCTTTGGCCTGTTGTTCGGCCTTTTCGGCCTGTTCTTTCAACCACACGTTCGGGTCGTGCAAGATGGTCACGGTGTAACCCTGTTTGCGCAAACTGTTCGCAACGTGGGCTTCAAAAATCTTTTTGCCAAACTTTTGTACCCGGGGTTGGGAAATACGTTTGCCGGTCTTTTGGTCGAATTGCACGACCTCAATAACGGCGTGGTAATCCTTTTCTTCGCCCTTGGGTACAATGTAATTTTCGGCGGTCAACTTTTCAATCGGGGTATCGCGCCCGTCTTTTGTAATCATACGTTTTTACGATATTTAGTTAAACATTGGCCGGTTCGGGCTTCTGTTCATCGGCATATTTCCGAAATTCGGCCGTAATAATTTCAATCTTTCGTTTGTACGGTATCGCTTCGCCGAAATCCAAAATGTTGGTGTTTTCACGTTCGAATCGGCGTACAAAATTAGGAAAGTTTAATTTAATGCGCAAATCCTGTTCGGAAACCAACTTTTTGTCAAACAGTTCGGAAACCTCTTGGCGGGACAAATGCCGGAATGGTTCAAGTTCCGACAAAACCAACATTCGGCGCAATTGCATCGGGTCGTTCCTGTATTCCGTTTCGATGATTTGGCGTTGCATCATATCCAATTCGGATTCGGACGCGCCCGCATCCTTGGCGGATTTGTAACGCTTGCGCAATTCATCGGGGGAATACAAGTAAAATTCGGTCCCGTAATTGATATTTGCGGAAATGAAATAACGACCATAACGCAAATGACAAATGGTTGCATCAACCCATTGTTGCGCGGCTTCAAATCCTTTTTTAACACGATTCAAAACCGTGGTTACGCTTTCAAAGTTGGCCATTACCTGTTGTTCGTTGAACGCATCCCGGTTCGTTACGATTTCATCTTGACCGACAACGGCCGTAATGATTTCTTCGCGCAACCGCTTTTGTTCCTCAACGTTGTAATCCAACGCGTTCCGGTCAACGGTCAACAATTGAACCGGGTTCCGCAAATCGGGTTGGTTTTCATCGGCGTTCGGTACGGGGATTTCAACAAAGGACCCGGCCCCGATAATACGTTTGTTGCCGCATTTCGGGCAACGCAACAATAATCCGGCCATATCCAAACGGTAATGTCCTTGTTTATCCCGCAAAAAACCGCCGTCGCAATAATCGCCGTTTTCGGCGTTGGTAAAATCGCAACTTTGTTCGTAACCGGACAAAATGGGATATGCGCCCATTAAATCCAATTGACGCTTGGAAATGTGGAAAAATTCGAACCAATCCAACGATTCAAGAACGGCGGACAACGGGGACGCCTTTACGTCCGGTTCATCCAACGAAATGGGTTCATTCCAAAAGAACCGCGCCGGGCAATAACCCAAATCGTGCGGGGCTTCAATCTTTGGCATACCGTCAATTGTTCCGGTGTGCTTTTTGTCGTCCCAAACACGGTATGTTTCATCGTCCAATACGACGATTTCGTCACGACGGCGGAAAACGATATAATCCATTTGTCCCGTTGTCGGGTCCGCTTTGTACGTAATTACGTCGTCAATCGGCAACCAATAAAAATACGGTTCCGGCAATTCGGTTTTCTGTTCCCGGGGTACGTCAACGATTAGAACGGAATTGATTTCGGATTTGAAAAATTCCCATCCTTTGGTTGACCATACGTTGGGTTCGTCCAACTTGGTTAATCTGTATTGTTCCCAATCGTCCCGTTGGGCCGAATTAACGAATTGGTAATTGAACGCGGGGTTGCGCCCGTCGAATATACGGGAAAGTTTGTCAAAGCACACATCCGTTATCTCATTGGTTTTTATGGGATAACGGAATAGTGCTTTGAACAAAACAAATTTGTCGTGCGGCAAGATATTTTCGACCATTGCCAAAAATTGGGTCAATGGCAAAGAAATGTACGGTGCATTGAAAGACGTAACGCGTTTGACCGTGTGAAATTTGATGCGCATTTGATGCAATTTCGCACGGCTCAATGTCGCGGACCTCTTATTTTCCGCAATCTTTTCTTTTATCTTGGCGACGTCGTAACCCATTGTTCACAAATTCGAATTTTGAATTTTCCGGCAAATGCCATCCGCCATTGTTCGGCATCCTCAACAACCGTTCGGCGTGGGAAATTTCAAATTCCCGGGTAACGTCATTTGCCATCAACGTTACCGTGGTTGTCTTGGCGTTCATAACTATTCGGCGGGGACCAAATCGGTCAACGGGTTAAAGTCGGTAGGAACGACAATTGCCAAATCGTCGGAATAGTTGTCTGGATATTGCCAAGAAATGGCGTTAGAATCCTTGGCGTCGAAATTCCCGTGAATCTTGGAACCGATGAACAATGCACGAATGGGAATCGGCATAAAGTCGCCATCGGTTTCGCCCTTTATGGCTTCAATCTTTCCGTTTTCGTCGAACAGGAAAACGCCAAGATTACCGGCGGCGGCTTCGCATTGCAATTCTTTCATCGTCTTAATGACGGATTGCGGGATGGAACGCAAGGAACCATCAAATTGAACGGGGTTGCCGCCCAATACTTGGGGGACACCGCCCAAATCGTCGTTTCCGCCGGACGTCATACGGGCGTCTCCGCCGGAATCAGCTGGCGAATTGATGTACGGGGATACCACGATTTTGGAACCGTTGGCGGCGGCCAACAATGCGGTCCAAGACGCTTTCAACAGGATGGACGCGGCGGTGGTAAACTTGTTTACGTTTCCGTCGGCCTGACGCAAGCGTTGGAACGCAACTTTTTGGATTTGGCCGAAAGTTTCCGGGCAAACAACGTTGGGAATGGTTGCGATTGCGGCGGCGGCCGGGCATTGACAAATTAGTGACATAATGGTTTAATGTTTAATTGTTGATGTTTTACGGCTTACCCTTGGCCGCTTTCATCGGCAAATGTAGTTATTTTTCTTGAAAATCGCGTTATTTCGATTCGAAAACAAAATAAGTGTAATTCCTTGGATTTTTAGTTTGATGCGCTAAAAACGCCCGGAAATGGCCTTAATGGACGCGAACGCCCCGGTTTGCCGCGTTGTATGGCCGCGTGTTGCCATCGGCAATTTCCTTTTCATATATTCCGGTCAATCCGTCCGCGTCGTCGTCGTGTTCGTTGGCGTCAAACTTGCGCAAGAATTGCGTAATATGGTCGTGCAATTTCTTGTACCGTGTTTCCCATCCGAACGGCATAATGATATGTTGGTTGACAAAGGGCGCATTGGTAACAATCCGGGCTTCTTTGTTGTCGCTTTGGTAAAACGGAACAGTCAACGCCCGTACCTTTTTTTTCACGGTCTTTTCGAATTGGGAACCGCCATTGTTCGATTCAATCCACGCTTTTTGCACGTTGTTGGCGTTAATCAGTCGGGGGACGGTCACGGTCGTAACGTCCGTTGATTCGTCGGTAAATTCAATGTCGGTAATCAGCGCAAACAACAACGGCTCCATCCGGTGTTTCGCTTCATTCCAAATTTGGTTTTCGGACCTGTAAATGTCATAAGACGCCGCAAACAAAAAGTCGTCGCCTTGGTCGGCAACGTCAACGTAACATCCGGAACGGACGTATTGGCCCCAATCCGATTTTTCGACCCACGTTTTGAACGGTTGGTACAAAAACGCCGTGGCGTCCCCGGGATTACCTTGGTACAGACATTGGAAACCCAACGGGTCCAATTGCTTTTGTTGCAACAGACGTTCCAACGAATGACGTTTGGGCCACAATGGTTGTCCGGGTTCCCGGGCGTCAATTTCCGTGGCGTTTCCGGTCTTTATTGCTTCAAAGTTGACCAACACCCACGCGCCCGACGGGATGTTGTCGAAATCGGACCATTTTTCCGCAAATACGACCTTTTCCGTTTCAATGATTTTTCCAATAATATCGTCCGGGTTCCAACGGGTAAACACAACCAATTGTTGGGAATCATTGTGCAAACGGGTTTGTGCAACTTTCGTGAACCATTCCCACGCGGCGGTCCGGATTATCGGGGAATTTGCTTCTTGGCTATCTTTATACAAATCATCGTAAATCATTACGTCCACGGTCTTGGACGTCAACGAACCGCCACGGCCCACGACGCGCAACGAACCGGTATGCCCGACGATTTCGAACACGTCCGAATTACGCAAGTAATTGTTGGCAACCGTTACCACATTGGACCCGTTCAATTGCGTATCCGGAAATATAGCCCGGTATTTATCTGAATCAATCAACCGTTGCACGTCCCTGTTGAAATCCTTGGCAATGGTTGCGGCATAGGAACAAATGCAAAATTTCAAGTCCGGGAAAAATCCCAACATATCGGCTGGAAGAAATCGGCTTGAACCCTGTGATTTACCGTGTTGTGGCGGGGCCTGTATGATTAGTTTGCGAATCTTGCGTTTTGCGAACTTATCCAACACCCGGTAATATGCAACGTGAAATGGCGTTGGGTCAAAGTTCGGGTCCATATATTGCGCAAACCACAACAGGTTACGCCGTGCGCCCTCTTGCAAAAACATTTCCGGGTGTTCGGTCAACAAACGTGTTATTTGCATCGTATCAACGTCCATAATCAACTATCAATCCCAATATTTGACAAATTCGGCCACCTGGCGTTCATAAACGCCGTAATGGAATCCACGACGCGGTTATATTGTTCATCGGACAAATGGCCCAAATGAATAATAATAACATCTTCGTCCGGTTCTTGCGGACCATCAATTTTGCCAAAACCCGCCATTATTTCCCGTTGATTGCGTCAATAACTTGGGCCAACAGGGAATCGGGGACGTTGGCCAACGATATTCCGGAACCATTTTGTTCAACGTCAATTTTGCCGTTGACGTCTTTGACCACGCGGTTTTTCCAATTGTCCGGGTCGCGGTTGCACAACGCAAAGATAATGGCCGTTGGATTCGGGGCCGCCTTTTTGTGGACAACCTTTTTTTTGACCTCAACCATTTTTCCCGCTTTATTCAATGCGCGTTCGGTCGTGGTTTCGTCCCATTCGTACCCGTTTACCAACTCAATCAACGAACGTTTACAGTCAACGACCAATTGGGAATCATACCATTGTTGGTAATCCTGTTCGGCCTTTTTAACCCGGTCCGCAAAATCCGCATCGTTCGCCAAATGGGAATAAAACGCCGTTTTGCCAACTCTTGCGGCCGTAAACGCATCTTTGTACGATTTCCCGGCGGCAATGGCCTTGCACATAATTTCCACTTTGGTTTCGGTCCATTGTGGTTTCCGGCCTTTTTTCTTGGGTTCGGCCTGTTCGATTGTCCCATTATCTTTTGCCATAACTCAATTGTTTTTGCAAAGTTAATGAAATTTCAAAATACGACGAATCCCGGGCGTCAATGCGTCCGGGGTTTGTCCTTACATTCCCGGCGTTCCATGGCGGATAATTTCGGCAATATTGAAATACACGCGGGTTGGTCCGCACCAATAGGCAATCCTGTATCGTCGCAAAAGTATTGGTCCCAACCTAAATTGTCGCATTTGCAACAATCGCCGCATTTCAAATCCGTTATTTCTGTTCGTTCTTTTCCCATAATGAACATTTGTTGAACCAATAACGTGAATAAATCGAACATTTACATTTTGCCAATGGCCCGCCGGGGGATGATTTCATATTGTCCCGGTCCCATTTGGCGCACGTTTCGCAAATATGTTTTATCCGGCCCATTGCTTCAATCGTTCTTTGGCCTGTTTTACTGAATACACGTCCGGATTTTCCCGCAGGAATTTCAAGAATTGTTCCCGGCCCAATTTCCGGTAAATCGGCACAAAATCAATTCGGCATAAATCCGCCGGTTCCCCGGGTTCAATGGCCTTTTTTCTGCCAGCCTTTTCCGCTTCAAATGAACATTCGAAAATGTCGTGGCCGCGCTTGTCAACAATGACATAATCGAATCCATCAAAGGCAATTTTTCCATAATATCGGGCAATCGACAACTGCGAATTGGCCCAATAATCTTCTGTTATTACAATTGCTTTCATTCCTGTTCGATTTTAGGGATAAACGCTGCATCCTTGCACGGTCCGGAATAAAACCGGATTCGGACCCACAAACATTGATGTTCGGGCATATCCTTTATTTCCATCAGCCGGTCCCCGGCTCGGCCCTCTATTGCATCCCACAACGCCATAATAAATTGCGGGTCGTTGTGGTTCTTGTATGATGGTTCGATAAAGTAATTGTCGCCGCCGTTCTTGGGTTCACATTCCATTTCGGTCAACGATTCGACCATTTTGCACAATTGCGCATCAAACGCGGTCAACTTGGTTTGCCAATGTTCCATATTGTGTCATTTCCTGTTGATTTTCTTTTGTACCATATCCCACCCATCGGGACCCAATGCCACGTTGCGCGGGTATTCTGTAATACCTTCTTTGGGGACAATAATGTTATACAACCCCAATTGGCCCTTAATAGGCATTTCCACGACCCGGCGCGGGTTCCGCATCAACCATCCGTAACCCTTGCGCGGGCGGTCCTTTTCCGGGATGCAAGTTGCGGCCCAATCGTCGGCCGTGAATTGTTCGACTGGCTTTGTGTCATACAGTTCGACAAACCCACACGTAACGCCCGCCATACGGCCGGGCAAATTGTTCGGTTTGGCCGATGAACATATTAACAAGTCGCCGCGATACGATATGTTCCGGGTTCGTACCTCAATCGTTTTTTCCGCGTGGTATTCCCCGGATTCATCCCGGAACACAACACGCGTCAACAAATCCGCATACGGTTGTTTTACCGTTAACGCCTTGAACACGTCGTGTTGGTCCGGGTTGTAATCCTTTTTGTCTATTTGCATAACCGTTCGATTTATACCGGCATATCGTCGTTGGGGTTATATCCGCCGCCGGGCGTGTAATCCGGGGTCGGGGCCGGGGCCTGTTCGGGCTTTTTGCCGCCCAACAATTCCATTTCGTCAACAATGATTTCCGTAATGTAACGGGTTTGTCCGGCGTTGTCTTGGTATGAACGGGTACGGACCTTTCCAACAATCAAAAGCGGGGTTCCCTTTTTCACATACTGTTGGCAAACGCCCGCCAATCCGGATTGTTTGACAACGATATTGTGCCAATCGGTCACGTCGGGAATTTCTTTGCCGTCCCGGGTCGTAAACCCGCGTTCGGTCGTGGCCAATGTGAATTGCGCAACCTTTCCCCCGTTTTGGAAATCTGTAATGGTCGGGTCTTGGCCAACGTTACCTTTCAAAAAACACTTGTTCATATTGTAAAGTTTTTGTCAAAATTTCATTAAATTTTACCATTCTTTCAATCGTCGAATCGTGCGCCCTGTAACAAATATCGGCGTTTGTAATCAGTCCATCCGGCGGCATTGTTCAAATTTTCCCGGTCGCCCTCTCTTACAAACTCAACCCATACCCCGGAAATCCCTTGGTCAACAATCCGAACCAACCGGCCAACAAAGTATTTCCGAAACCGGTAATATTCGCATTGTTCGTTTATGGCCAATACCCGTTTGGTGTTCTTGGGATGCGGCGTTTTCGGTGCGCGGCCGTTCCGCTTGAAATTGGCTTTGGCGAAATCCTTGCGGATTGACCGGCGCACCAATTCGTTGTAATCTTTCATTCCGGGTCGTATGGTTCGGGTTTATCCACGGAAACCAACACGGGTTGCAATGGTTGTCCAAACGTCAACAAAGATACGAAAATAACGCCGGTTTCCTGTACGCGTTTCAGTTCATCCGGGGACAACGCCCAACAGGTGTTTATTTGGCCCGTTTGGGGCTTTCCCACGCGTTCGGCGGGCAACGGTTGGTATTCCGGTTGTTCCGCCCCAAAAACGACGTTTACGCCGTCAAATTTAATCGGTTCCATACTGAATTGTTATTGTTATCGGTTTCTTTGCTTTTAAGGCCGGTTCAATCAATGGCCACAACATCGGTTCCAATTCCGCGCCCACATCGTCCCGGGTTTGGCAAATCTTAATAACGCGGCCGTTGTCAAACGCAAACGTTTTGTCCGGTTCCGGGTAAATTTCCGCCTTACTTTGCATTTTTGTATTCGCTTTTTAATTGTTCGATGGTCAACAGGTTTTGCCGGTATATCCGCATATTTTCGCGGTCGCCATTTTCCCAACGGTTATGCATTTCAAAACAAAGGATGTTGACGTTTCGCGGGTCGTGTGCCATTTCCGGGTGTGCCCCGCGTGTCATTATGTGCGAAATGTACGTGGCAGAATATTGGCGCAAAGGCCGCATCGTTTCCGAACATATATGCGGGTAATGGTCCCAACAAAACCGGTAAAATCGTTCGTTTTCGGCCGGGGTATGGCCTGTTCCGAATAATTCCCGTTGTATTGATACCCGCAAATTGATTTCAACCGCAAAACGGCGGTCAATCAACGGTTCGTATCCACGTTGGCGGGCGTAATCGTACAATTCCCGGGTATCAATTACAATCGGTTCCATCATTACATTTCGGGCATATCGTCGCCGGTTCCGTCATTGGCGGCCGTTCCGGATTCCCCGGCCGGGGCCTGTTCGCCGTTGTCGCCGAACAATGATAATTGGGCCTGTTTCCCGTTGAACAAAAATTGGTAAACCTCTGTTTTGATTGCTTCCACAATCTTTTCCAATTCTTCTTCAAACCCGAACGAAATTGTGGCCATCTTAATACGCGGGGTATTGATGCACGTTTTTAGGCCGTTGGGGGTTTCGAACACGGCGGTAATGACAACGCCGGTGTTGTCGTCGGTTCCGGACAAAGACACGCCGCGAACGTCAATTTTTGCAATCAGTTCATCGGCAAATGCACGGGCCAACATCTTTTTGGATTCGGGCAATTTCATTTCGTCGGAATCCAAGAACGTCAAAAATGACGTAATGTTGAACACGCGGCCCACAATAGGGCGCAAATCCTCAAACAGTCCGCGCAAATCCGGGTGTACGTCACGCGAAACGTTTGCGTGGTAATCAGTCACGGACGGTTCGCCGCCCACGGTTTCCGTCACTTGGTAATCGGCTTTCAACCCGCCGTTGGGGTTCAACTTGACCTTGGAAAGATTGTAATTCTTTTCGGTCGGAATGGTCTTTTGTTCCATCGTATTTATTTTTGTTCAGTTTCCGGTTCCGCCGGAACGGGGTTTAATACGCCAACGGCGATTTCAACCAATTTGTGTAAATCCTCAACAATGGCAAGTTCGGCCGGGTTGGCATTGGCCTTGCGTTGATGCGCCAACCAATTCTTGGTGTATTCAAGATAAAAACTTGGCATGTTGTGAAACGAAATGGTTTGTTCCTGTTTTTTGTTCTTTGCTCATATTAAAATTCGTTTTCATCCAAAAGTTCGGCGGCAAATCCCGTTATTTTTGCCGAATTTTCGATTTCCGGGGCTTTCGCCGTTTGGACGGGTAATTTATCATTTTCAATTTTTGCGTCCAAATTTGGGCCGTTTCCGGGCTTTTCCGGGGACGCGCCAAATTTTTGGGCCGCATCGGCCGCAATTTGGGCGGCGGTTGTGCTTTCCGGCGCGGGCTTGGCCTGTTCATCCGGGTATTCTTTCACTTTCAGTTCAACCAACCCCAATTCCACGATAACCGGCAAACACTTGGCAACGGCCTTTACATCTTCCAACGCATCGTGCGCGGGGAATGATTTGCCCGGGAAACAACGGGAATACAGTTCGGAAAGATTCGGAAATTTCAACCGGCCGTTGGCCATCCTGGCGTCAACCCATTTCATTGTCGGGCGCATCGTGTCAATTCGCTTTCCTTTGTACAAAGCGTTTTCCACGTCGTTGGCGTCGTAATATTCCCGGCCAAGTTCGCGCAAGATATTCGCTTTGATTATGGACGTGTCGAAATGGATGTTGTGGCCGCAAATCAACCCGGCGTCGTGGCAATCCTGTATGAACATATCCACAACAGACGCGAACGGTTCCCCGTGTTCCAATGCGTATTCCGTGGTTATGCCGTGGACGTCAACGGTTTCTTGCGGGATTTCCCACCCATCCGGGCGGATTATGTGCGTTTCGACCTTGCACCCGTGTAACCACGCAATTTGGACAACGTGCGGGTATTGTTCAAAATCCGTGTCCCAATTCCACGAACGTTCCGGAATCCCGGTCGTTTCCGTGTCAAAAAATAATACATCGTCAATTGTCATATCGTATCGCAATTTGGTGTTACTTTGAATCAATGATGGCGCGGGTTCCGTTGGGCCTGTTCCCGTACAAAGTACATCCGGAACCGGCAATGTTGTTCCATTCGCGCAATGCGTTTTTTAATGTGGAAACCGTCAATGTCCATCCGTTGGCGGCAATCGTGAAATCCACGTAATCGTTTTCGTTAATCTTTCGCATTTGGTTTTGTGTTAAATGGTCCTTGGGTCCTCAATGTAAACGGAAAGGTTTTCGGCGGCAAATTGTTTCAACCATTCCAAGAAATCGGAAAAGTCGGGTTTGGATATTTGCCGGGCTTCCAACAATCCGCCATAATCGTTATAACACGACCCGCATTGTTGGCGCAACCACAAATCAACCTGTTTTTCGGTCTTGCGTTCGCCGGTTTCCAAAAGGGCCGTTTGGATGGTCGGGACAATGTAATTGAAATAATATGCCAATTGCAATTCACTTGAACCCGGCGCGGCCGCTTCAAAACGGATAACCACGCGTTCGCCTTTGTGTTCCGCGCACCAAGCGTTTACACGGTCCATCGGAATACGTAACCGGCCATCGGTCCCAATCAATCCGGATTCGCTTATTTTTTGCGTTTTCATCGTCAATTGGCGTTTGATTTCTTGGGGAACAATTCGGGTTCCAATTCCGGGTATTCTTCAACCACGTATTGGGACACGGTCAAATTGTACGCCTGTTGGCCGATTTGACGAATGTATTTGCGTTCGGCCGGATTCCGGGTTGAACCACCGGCCACGACCTTTGCATATTCAACGGCCAAATCCTCAACGGACAAATCAACCAATTTGTCAATGACGTGGGCCGGTAATTTGTAACCCTTGGGACCGCCCAATTTGTGCATCGCTTGGTATGATGCAATGGCCGTTTTCCGGGTTTCCTTTTGTTCGGTCCAATACGCGGCCAAGTTTTCCAAGAATCGCGGCAACGCCACGACGTCGAAAATGGTTTTACCCTGTAACGCCTTGCAAGATGCAATCTTTCGTTGTGTTTCTTTATCTAACATACCCGTTCAAATTTATATCCTTTTACGTTCGTGAAACGGCCTTTTAGGTGTTTGACAATTTGAGAACCGGACAAACCCAAATCGCGGGCCGCTTCCATTATGCAAGAATATTGGCCAATTTGTTTTCCATTCAAAAAAGCAACAACCGCGATTCCCTGTTTTTTGCGAATGGCATTATGTCGTTTCGGTTCTGTATTTGGGTTTCTCATATTGTCAACGTGCGACACATAACGCAAATTCGTATAAACGTTGTTTTCCTTATTTCCGTCTATATGGTCAATTTCGGTCAAATTATCCGGATTATCAACAAACGCGGCGGCAACTAATTGATGAATCATTATGTTCTTTACCTTTCCGTCAAGTGAAAGTCGAACAGTCAAATAACCATTGCCACGATTAAACGGTTTCATTTTCCGTTTTAGATTTTCCGAATAAACGTCCCCAAATCTGTTTACCAAATAATGGCCATCATAGCCGGGAATTTCTTTCCATTCTGTACTTTGCATTTCTTGCCAATATTTAAGTGTTGCCAATAAATTGAAAATGCGCGGCCGGGCTATTGGCGTACCTTTTCGGATGGGTTGCAAATTCATCCTATCCGCGCATTGCAAAGATAAGAATTATTTGGATTCCGTGTATTCCTCAATTCTCATTTCTTCCTGTCCACGCACGACGTTCTCGATAAAACCTTGATAACCGTTGCGTTTGGCAATGTCAATGATGGTTTCCAACCTCTTTGCACCAAGCGATTCGCCACGGGCAATTCGGAACACCTTAACGGTCGGGTTGGATGCGATAACAAGTTTGGCGGCAATTTCCATAATTTGGGAATCGGAAACTTTGCCCGGAACGAACGGAACGCCATTCAGTTCCAACCCGTCGTCCGTGAACGTCAAACCATCAATGGGTAATTTGGCCGTGGCAATCAGTTCGGCGCGTTCCTTGGCCAACGCATCAATGCGGGCGTCCATCTGTTCGGCCTTGGCCTTTACGTCGTCAAACTGTTGTTTCTTTTCTTTGTATTGCTCAACCAACGAATACTTTTTGTTGTGGGCTTCCGCCTTGGCCAACAGTTCCGGAACGTTGGTTTTTTCCGGGTTGTTCTGTTCGTACTTGGCCAACCATTGTTCGGCGTTCGCCTTGCGGGTTTCCAAATCGGCCTTTTCGGCTTCAATGGCCGCAATATTTTCTTTCAACACGGAATCAATCTTGGTTATCGCGCCCGCCTGTTCGGCCACGGCCTGTTCGTATGCGGCTTTCGCGGCCGCAACCTTATCGGCGTAAATCTTGCGGGTTTCGTCCGCCTTGGTCTTTTCCGCTTCAATGCGTCCGGGAATGGCCGCAATCTGTTCGGTACGTTGTGCCAACATTGCGCGGACCGTCTTGGCCTTTTCAATCAACTTTGCGTTGGTTGACTGTTGTTCCATCAACCCGGTAACGTCAATGGGCGTGGCGTATTTCTCAATGTCGCCCGGTTCCATCCGGCCGGTAATTTGTGCAATCAGCGTGTCGAACGTCTTGACGTCACGGTTTACGCCGGTGCGTTCGGTTTTCAGTCCGGAAACCTCAACGTCAATTGCTTCGATGCGTTCACGGATGGCCGGGGCCAACAGGGATTTAACAACGGCAATTTGCTTGCGGCGGCCATCGGCGGTTTCTGACCAACGGGAAAATTCCACGGCGTCGAAATCTTGGTATCCGAATATGCGTTGCAACATCGAAACGTTGTTGGTCGCCATACCGGTTGATTTCTGTTTGATGGTCAAAGTTCCACGGGGGTTGTTTTCCGTGAAAGACAACGAAACGTCAAATTCTTCGCCGTCGTCCCCGACAACCATTTTGGCAAAGCCCTTGGACGCGCCGTTACGTAACACGTCGTCACGTTCGCCGGTCAATAATGCGCCAATGGCCTTTAACAACGTGGATTTACCCAATTCGTTGTCGCCCGTAACAAAATAGACATTGCCGGTAAATTCGGCGGAAAACTGTTCGATTACTTGAAAATTCAGTAATTCCAACTTTTTAATGTACATCGTATCGCAAAATTAAGTGTTATACTTTCCCGGGAATCGGCCCGGTCCGTTTGTGATTCCGGCGGGAATCGAACCCGCAACACCCGGGTTAAAAGCCCGGTGCGCTACCAATTGCGCCACGAAATCAAACTTTTGTACCCCCGGCCGGAATCGAACCGGCACCCCGGAATGGGAACGGATTTTGAGTCCGTCGCGGCTACCATTACGCCACGGGGGTTTGTCTTTGTTGCGCCGCCCCGATTCGAACGGGGAATACAAGTGCCAAAAACTTGGGTGTTACCATTACACCACGGCGCAATTCCATTATCTTGAAATGGCGGACGCCGGAACACAAATCATTGTCCAAACTTTGCCGTCCTTTACATAATCAATTTCGTATTCATCTTTGAACGTGCAAAAGTTCACGTCGCAACGAACAATCGTGCCATTGATTTTGTTTCCGTCTTTCATCGTAACAACGACGTTTTCGCCTTTCGTAAATTCCTGTTTCATTGTCTTAACTCTTTAACCGGGAACCGGCCCGGGCCGTCGGAACAATCATCGTTCCGGGTACAAATGTAAGGATATTTTTTTAATTACCAAAAGAAATACACAAATTTTTATCAAAAAAGTTTAGACCGGTCCACAATCCCGGGATTCCAACAGACGGAACCGGCGGCCAACGCCTGTTCAAACGCGGCGTCCGTGGCGGCGTGGCGGCCCAATTCGAACCAATGTTTGTATTTGGCCCGCTTTACCATTACACGGCAAACGCCGTTCGGGTCCCGGACAATGTGGGCGTCAACCTTTGTTTCCATCGTCATTGTTCTTTGTGTAATCGCCGCCGGTTTCCTTATCCATCCGGCTCAACAACCGACGTTGTTTCCGGTCGTATTCCGCCAAACACGGTTCGATTCCATAAATTAACATCAATTGGCGAATCATCAAATGAACATCCGCGATTTCGGTAATAACCTTTTCCGGGGTTGTCCGGCCGTCCTGTTCCCGTTCCAATTCGGTTATCAATTCGCCCATTTCTTCAATGGCCTTTCGCTTTTGGTGTTCCGGGCCGTAATGATGGACGGCCAACAACGGAACGGTCAACGGTTTTAATTTTTCCATATCAAAACAACCTTGGTGTTGGGTCCAACAAATGGGCGTTCAATGCGTCCAATTCCTTTTCCATCTGTTGCGCAATGTGCAACGCGTCAATATTCCGCAACCGGAACCAACGATTTTGGTTGTGGCGCATCGTTGCAACAAACCGGACATATTCGGCCGCCTGTTCCGGCGTTATTTTTTGCAAATTTTCGATTTGCGGGCATTTTAATTCTTCCACGGGTAATTTATCATTTTTTGTTTTTAATTCGTTTTACGGGCTTTTTTGTGGCCTTTCCGGGCGGGCGTCCTCTTTTACGCTTGGGTTGTGCGATTTCCGGGGCTTTCCGTGCGATTTCCGGGGCTTTCCGTGCGATTTTTGCCGATTTCTGTTCGATTTCGGCCGGTTTCTGTTCGATTGGATGGTTGCACCAAAAGAACGTACCGGTTCCGGTCCTGTAAAACCATTGGCATTTGCGGCAACTTGGCGAATCAATTTCGCATCCTTGACCGAACGGGCAACCGCCGCCCATCAGCGTAAAAACCTTTGTTGGCATAACGTATTTTATTGTTCCGGCTTGGGGTTAATTACATCGTCGAAATACTCTTTTGCCAACTTGCGGATTTCATCAGCAAACAAACACGGTGTATTCGGGGAACATTCACATTCCAAATATTTGACGTCAACGCGGATTTCAATTGAAAATTTATCCATTTTGTTCCAATTTTTCAACAGTTATAACAATCTTTATTTTCTTGCCGGACATTATAACGCGTTCCCAAATCGGGCTAATCAAACCCATAAATTCCGTTTTCGTATAATCCATTTTTGTTGCGGAAACCGGCTTATCATTTACATTGGCCGATTCAACATAAAACCTGGATTTTTGCGAACCTGTTTTATAACGGCCGATTATTTCAATTTTATGCGCCATATTAAAACAATTTTTGGTATTCACGTTCGGGTAACTGTTCCTTTACCCATTTCGGGTTGTTGACCAACACCCAACGCCCAAAGTGCATTAACAACAGGGCGTCGGCGTTCCACAACGTAACCTTTATTCCAGGGTACAATTTCCCGGCGTGTTCTTGGTATCGGCGTTTGCGGTCGGCCTTTTCTTCGTGTTGGCCGCGCACTCTCAATTTCAAAGACGTTTGCCACGTCATTGGATGAACCATTACATACGGAATCCCGGCGGTTTCGGCCAACGCTTTCAAGTGTTCAAAATTGGCCATCAACTTTTGAATCCTGTACATCTTTCCCATTGCGGCCCGGTCGCCCTGTACCATTACGTCGTCCGGTCGGACCGACAATTTTTCCAAAAACACAATGGGTTTGTAATTCTCAATGTAATACGCAAAGAAATCCCGCAATTCGGTTATGTCCTTTGGCATTTTGAAAACCTTGGTATTTTGACCGGGTACGAATATGGCAATGCCGCCGTTGGCCCCGGGGTCCACGCCGATAACGCAATTTATTGTTATTTTCTGTTCCATCATTCAAACATTGTTAATTGAGTTCCAATCTGTTCTTTTCCTAATATGAAATCGCAAATAAAATTGCGGGCATAATCCGGGGACAACATCGAACGTTCTTCACTACAAAGCCCGGCTTCTTTTGCCGGCTTGGCACGGTTAACGATTCTTTGTTTCTTATCTTTTTTAATGGTCATTCCGTGCGTCATTTCGCAATTTATAAACCAATATGCGGTTGGTTTTTTGAAATAATCCCCACGCAACAAACGGTTTTTGTCAATAAAAGTTGGCGCAATGAAATTTTGACCGGTCGTTATAAATCCATTCGGTCCCGCCGGATTTTCAATAACCATTCGCAAATTCTTTTTATAGCAAATAAACACCATCTTATACAAGATAAGATGAAAATATGTCCTTTTATCAATACGTTCGATTGCATCAATTATCCGTTCTGTTATTGGTTTATGCCGATTGTTTAACGTATCCAATGAATAATACATTTGTTGGACGGATTCGAAATAAATGCAAGGAAAAAACGCCATTATCAAATCGTCCTTTGTTATTTTGTCGAATATAGAAATACCCCCCCCATAGGCATTTTCAATTTCGGCGAACAAATCAATAACGTGGTCGGTTTCGCCAAAATTATTTTGTATGTCATAATCTGCCGCCGGGATTCCAAGTTTAATAAATTCGTTTTTGAACTTCCCGGATTGCTCAAAGAAGCAATGTGCCATTCCTTTTATTTCCATTATTCAAATTTGATATAATCCGTTATTTCGATGCCATCTTTAATGATGCGTTCAATGGCCATTCTCAATGTGTTGCGCCTTGCAAGAGCAAACACCTTTTGTTGCAATTCAGGTTCCGTTGGTCCGGCCTTTCGCAATCTTTCCAAATCTCCAACATTTCCCATCCTGGCGTAATGGTTCATCGTGCGTTGGAATATCTGTTGTTGTTCTTGCTGCGTAACCTCAATTGCAGGCATCAATCCGCACCCGGCCAAGACATCGCAACATATTATTTCCGTTATCGGGGTCATACCATCCGGGAATATTCCGTTGATTCGGTAATTTTCCAACACCTCAATAAAAATTTGCTTTTGGCGCAACATCAAATCAGAAACAATCTTTGCGTCGGGCCTTGTTTCCGGTTTCGGCATTGCGTCGTTTGCTTTCCTTAATACGGATTTCCGGCGGGCCTTGTATGCATTCAATATTTTGCACACGTATTCTGCGTTGAATTGTTGGTAATGGCCCCGGTCGGCTTGGCCGTCCCGGCCCTTGGGTAAATAATCGTCCAATTCCCCGGTAATGCTCATTTCAAAGGCCATTTTGAAATCGCGCATTGTCAATCCGTCGTAATACCGTTTCAGTATTTCGGCAACCCGGACAACCAAATAACCCCGTTCGGATTCATCCGTTGCACGGTATCCAACATCTTTGGCAATCCATTTCAACGCCTTGGCCAATTCAATGGACAATTCGTTGGCGTTGTACTCGGCAATCGTTTTATCCGTGGACGCAAGGAACACCGAACGTTCTACCGGCCCCAACGCATCCATTACGGCGGGAATCTTGGCCATTTCACGGCGGACAACAACCGCCGATTTGGGCTTGTATATTGTTACGCCTGTTTCCATATTATCGTGCCATATCTTTCAAATATTCGATTGCATCCGGGGACAATGCGCCGCCGGGGTTCAACCGGTGCAATTTGCCTTTTTCCATATCGCCACGAATAAAGTTCCGGGCCGTCGCAATCCAATCTTTCATCTTTTTGCCCTTTTGGGCGGACCAATCGGCGACGGCGTGGTAATAATACACAATATCCACATCGGCAAATTCCGGGGCCTTAAATTCGGCGGCAAATGCGTTGTAATCAACGAACCGGGAATTTTCAAAAAGACACGCGGCCGGTTCGGCGGTCCGGCGTGGCCGGGTTACTGTAACAGGAACAAAACCGGGTTCGGACGGGAACAAACCGCCATCGGCGGATTTATTCTGTTCTATTGTAGAATGATTCTTTGTATTATGATTGCCAAAACTTTCGTTGTGGGATACGCCAAAACTTTCGTTGTGGGTTCCCTCAACGTTTGTTGTGGGTTGCAAACTTTCGTTGTCGGTCGTAAAATTGATTTTATAATAATTCGGCCCAAACTTGTAAAATGTTTTGCGCATCATATCGCAATTTGGATGTCTTGACAACAACCCCGCATCAATCAATTTGTTAATCCTTTTAACGATTCCGGCCCCTGTGCTAATACCAAGAATCGGCAATTGTTGAATGATTGTTGTATGAGAAACCCAATAATATGTGCCGGTTTCGGTCTGTAATTTCATACATTTATCCGAATGGGCGTAATGTTGGATAAAATCAAATATCGTCATATCCACAACATCAACGTCCAAACCGGCGTTCATAACCGCCAATTGGTCAATTTTTATCGAATATTGCATATTAACAAATCGCGTTTAAATAAATCTTTCCATCCCGGGAAAAACGCAAATAACCGAACATTGAAAGGTTTTGCAATGCCGTCATTGTGGCGGGTTGGCTCAAATGGGCCGCAATGCTCAATTCCTCAATTGTATATGTTCGATGCGGTAAAACAGAATATAACATTGCGTATAATCCTTTTTCCGTCGCATTTAACGCCCTATCTTGGAACGCCTGTTTGGGGACCATTATAAACGGGTTCTTTTGTTCGATAATATCAATTTCCATAAAACAAAAACGCCCCATATTTCGGTCAACGGTGGCAGCCGTTGGCGTACTTTACAGGGCATTAAATTTCCGTTACGTGCGCTGCCACACACGATTGTTGCCACAAATATACGGATTATCCCGGTAAAAGCAAATTTTTTGTTGAATCCGTCGGTTGTAACATCTTTTGAATTTCCGACAACCGGGTATCGTTGGCAATAAGCGAAACGACCGGGTAACGGGAATTTGTGTTTGGTTTGTTGCTTTTGGCAAACTGTACGGACAAATCGAATGCCGTTTGGCAAACCGTCCCGCGCATCATTTGGACGCCATCGAACGAATTGCGTATGTTCTTAATGGACGACGCCGCGCCCTTTGTGGAAAATTGCCATACGCCCACGACGCCACGGACGGCCGGGACAATGAACCGCAACGTTAACGCCACGTCCCAATTGTCGGCCCCGCGCTTGGTCGGGTTCCGGGCGGTTATCTGTTCCATAATGTCCGGGTAATTATCCACTGAATACGGGGCGTATTTCTTTCCGTCCCATATTTCGAACGTGTGCCCGTCGCCACGGGCAACCAATGCGCCCTTATCGTCCCGGTATTCGTAACGTTCGTTGCAAACCTTTCCCGCATCGTCGGACGGGAATATGATTGTAATGGTTTGGGGCTTTTCGCCCAACGCTTGGGTAAACAATCCGGCGTATTTGCCGGTCGGCCGGAACCAATCAATGGATGTTGGTAAACCCCGGTCGTTTTTCATACCGATATGCAACCGGCCAATTTCGGGCAATTCAAGGATTGCCGCGCCCTGTTCGGGCCTTAATATTCGCCCATTCATTTTTTTAATCTCCAAGTATTTTTTATTTTATTATTTCTTGAACCGTAATTGTCATTATATTCCGCCGTACACCATTCTAAATTTTCAACCCGGTTATCCGTCTTAATTTCGTTTTTATGGTTGATGAATGGAAGATTTAACGGATTTGGTATAAACGCCATTGCAACCAACCGATGAACAAAGAATTTTTTGCATTTCTGTTCTTTGAATAACGCAACACGCAAATAACCCTTTGGATTAAAAAATTGTTCTTTCATACGGCTTTCCACAGGACGTGAACCGCCGCGTGAACGTACAAAGCGTTTAACGGAACGAACATTACCGAAATTGCTAATTTCGTAATAGCCATTAAACCCATCAACGGGTTTCCAAATTTCTTTGCTCATATTTACAACCTTTTATGATGCAACCTAAAAAGCAATGGGGAAACAGTAAGGTTGCAAAACTGCTTTCAATAGGTTAATTACTCCTATCTATCCCCGTTGCAAATATAGAAAATAAATTTGGATTTTAAGCAATTACAATTCAATTTCAGCGTTCAACAAATTGTCCTTTGCGGCCTGTTCCGCAATCTGTTCCGGCGTTGGTCCAACGGGCTTGGCCGGTTCCGGTTCCTGTTCCCACGGTAATTTTTCGCCATTTTCCGTTTTAACGGGCTTTTTCGGTTCGGACGGGGTATTTACCGGTTCTGTTGCTTTCGTCGCTTTTACGGCCCTTTTTGTGGCCTTTTTGGCCGGTTCCGCCTGTTGGCCCGGTTCCGGAGCGGCGGCCGCCTGTTTCGGGGCTTCCTTTGTGTCCGCCTTGGTGCGTATCAGTTCGGCCAACGATAACGTCAACAGGTTGTCCGCAATCTTTCCGTTATCCAAGTCAAGAACGCCACGAACGATTGTCAACGTGTTGTCCCGCTTTTCATCCTCAATCGCGGCCAATGCTAAAAGATACGGCAATTTCTTTGCGTTGACGGAATCCGTTTGGTCTTTCAAATTGTACGTGGGTTTGGTGCGCCAATCTTTCGGGGAAAAGTTAAACACCCGTTCAATGGGTTTGTCCTCAAAATTGACATTCCACATTTCCCGGTACAAATGCAATTGTAATTCGTGTTCTTCGTAAAACCCTTTCCGGCCGCTTTTGAAATCCACAATGGCCGTGAACGTCTTGGCCGTTTTTGGTTCGGTCATTACGCACGGCAAATCCAAACAACCGGCATACCGGAATTTGGGATGGACCAAACCGATTTCCACGGCCAACGGTTTCACGTTGTAATCCTTTATGAATTGCGCAAAGGCCAAAACGTCCTTGCGGATTTTTACCAACCATTGGGAAAACAGGGATTCCGGGATGTGTTCGCGTTCCATATACGCCAACAATGTTGCCGGGACGTTATCAAAGTCGTAACGGCGGTTGATAATCAGTTTTTCAAATTCGCCGTGCATAAACGTTCCGTATGCGGCGGCCATATCCCGTTTTTCCGTGGAACCCTCTTTGCCATTGGCAACCATCCAATCCAACAGGGCGGGCGCGGTCGGCATTACCTGTTTCAAAAGCGTGGTAACGGACGGGTAAAATTCCGGCGTTCCATCGGCTTTGAATCGGTAATAATACCGGTATCCATCGGAATTGAGTTGGAACACCCGGTACGGCGGTTCCTTTAACGCATCCGCGTTGAAATAGACGGCGCGGATTTCCTCAACGGTCATTCCCGGGAACACCTCTTGGGCCGGTTCCTGTTCCGGGGCCATCAATGCGGCCAACGCCGCGTCATTCTGTTTAATTTCCTTTTCCATCGTATCGCAATTTTTATTTCATCCGGGCAAAACGGATATATTCACGCAAGAACATCCCGAACATTACAGCCGCAAGAACGGCGACAACATAAATGGCGGGTTTCCAAAAGATACCGGCAATTGCGCCGATAAGGACAACGGCCCAAACAATGGTCCAAAACAAATTCAATGTGCTTTCGTATTTCATAACCTTATTCGTTTGAAAGTCCAAACAGGAAATCGGCCGTGCATCCGGTCATTTCGCAAATGATGTTAACCCAATCGGGGTTGATTTTGTTGGTTTTACCGTTACACAACGCGGTCATATTGACCTGTTGGGCGGCGGGTGCGGAATCGGGCCACAACTTGGCGGCAACGTCCTTTTTCAATACCTTTTTGCCCTGTTCTTTTGCGCGGGCAATCGCTTGTTCAATTCGCATCATAATTCTTTTTCGGTTTTAATTGTTGCGCCACATTCGCGGCATTGGTAAACGTATTTGTCAACCACGTATGAATTTGGCGTGTAATAATCGCCGTCTTTCAGTTCGTGGCCCTCGGTTTCAACAAACTTTAATTCGCCTCCACATTCCGGGCAATCGCCATCCCCAAGAACAACAAGACGTGTAAACGCGTCGAAAACGTCCGAATGGATGGAATGGGATTCGTCCCCGTAAAGATAACCGGCCAAAACCTTGCACACGTCGGAAATGTATTGCGGGCCGGTCGCTTCAATAACAGGACGGCCGCAATTGTCCGGGTCCGTATCCATCATTCGGGAATCAATCAACCGGTCGCAAAGTTCGTGCGCCACGGTCTTGGGGTCTTTGGGTTCAACCATTGCGGCCGCAACCACTTTCAAATTGTCGTCAATCTTGAATCGCATAACAGTTCCGGAATCCGACCGGTCGGGGTCTTGGTTAACATTCAACCGCAAATATAACCATTGTTTTTTAATTACCAAAATTTTTAACATAATTTTTTATAGTTGCACCCGGACAACCAACGACGCAAACTTAATTTTCACGAATTTTCGATTTAACGGGCTTTCCCGGCAAAAACGATAAGTTATACCACCCGGAACAGAAAAGCCCGTAAAACGGCTTAAAAACGGCCATTCCGGGCAAAAAGGAATCCTGGCCGCGTTTCACAACGTTTCCCGGATTTTTGGGTTGACTAAATCCCGTTAACACAAAATGTATTTCAACGGCAAAGATACGAAAAAACCCGGGATATTGTCCCGGGCTTATTTCTTAATTGTTCAAATATGCAACTTGTACGTATTTTTCGTTTTCTTCAACCCATTTTTCGCGGCGGCCTTTCCATTCCTCAAACGTCCCAATCCTTTCCATTAACCGTTCAACGGCCTTTTCTTCGTTTGTGCTTGCAACTTGGTAATCCTTTTGTGTCTTGCAAGAATCCGCAACATCTTGACCAAAGAATTTGACCAAATGGCCATACATCCAAGAATCCATCGGTGCGTTCTGTTTCTCAATCGGTGTGTAACGCAACCACGTTGCAAGATGGGCGCGATTGGAAAAGCGGGTTTCGCGTACAAGTTCGGCGACAATCTTTGTGTATTCTTCAACCGTTGAATTGTATTTATATTCGCTAATCCGGTTTATCATTAGGCCGTGTTCGCCCTTTCCGATTAAATCAAGACGACCAAAGAAAATTGCGCCGTTGATTGTGCAAGCGACATATTTACGTGTTGATGTGCGTTTGGCTACGACAACGCCGTTTTCGTCTTTAACTTGGTAAAGAGTTTTACCGTTTTTCAGTTCTGTTGCGTTCAATGTGTATTTCATAACCTCAATTTTTACCGGGAACCGGCCCGGGCCGTTGGATTCATTCCCGAATCCGGATACAAAGATAATGCTTTTTTCTTAAAACCAAAAGTTTTTCTTTAATTTTGTTCAATTTTTTGAAAAAAGTTGCATTTTGCCGGAAAGAATACCGCCGGAACCCGGTATATTTGTATGCGTAACCATCAAATCAAACAGTTATGCCCGTTCAAAAAGTCCCCGGCGGTTATCGTTTCGGTACAACCGGCAAAGTTTATCCCACAAAAGCCCAAGCGGAACAACAGGCCCGCGCCATTTATGCGTCCGGGTATCGTGAAAAGCCCACATCCAAAAAGAAATAAGGGAAATTTTCGCAAAATTCCCCTTAATTCCCTATCTTTGTGGCGTCTTTTTACCCATCGTATCGCCTACCACGGTATTTTGACCGCCCCGCCGGGATTCGTCCGGGCGGGGTTTTTGTTTTCATCGGCGGTTGTGCGGATTCCGCGCCCGTATCTGTTGCGCCAATTCCGGCCGATTCTTGCACATATAATCGTACACGTACAATTCCCCGTAAAAGCCCGTTTCATATTGGTAACGGGCCATCGTTTCCGGGTCCAATTCGATGCAAGACGTGTACATTTCTTTCCGAACGTCCCGGTGCAATGCACGTTCAAACGTCGGGTCAATGTATTTGTCCCCAATCTTGACAAATGCGTGTTCAATCGGCAACAGGCCGTAACAATACGCGTAACCATCAACGTATTTTGTCGGTAAATCAAAATCCAAAATGAAATACCATTGTTCGATTATCTGTATTAAATCGGCGGCGTTCTTGTAACACATTTTTTGTTGTGTCTTGTAACCGGCGTTTTTGAACAGGAATTGCAATTGTTCCGGCGTGAACACGTCCCGCATCGGCACACATTCAACCGGCCGGGCGTCGGCCGCCCTCTGTTCGTAAAACGCTTTTTGTTCTTTGGGCCAATCCATACCGGCAATGGCCTTTAATTCATCAATGATTGGGTTTGTTTCCATTTGTCTTTTTACGTTTTATCGGTTTCAGTAATCGCCCGGGCAACGCTTCGCACGGGGTCGCGGCCCAACAATACACGGTTTCGGAAATCGGCCGCCCGCTTTTCCGGTCCGCATAACAACGCCCATCCCGCCCGTATGAATGACGTTTGCAATGTTCGCATTGTTCCCGGGTCATATCAAATTTGGTGTTGTCTTTTTCCCACCCATCTGTTCGGC